CAGTACGATGCCCGCGGCGCCTGCGGTGATGGCGCGCTGAATGATCACGTCGAAGTCACTGGCGGGCTGGCATTTAAGCGCGACTGGCTGCGCCGCATGGGCGCCAAGCCGCAGCACCTGTTTGTCATCTACGCCACCGGCAGCAGCATGGAGCCGTACATTTTCGAGGGTGACGTTGTGCTGTTCGATAGCGCAGATACGACTCCTCGTGACCGCCAGGTGTATGCGATCCGGCGACCAGACGGCAGCATAAGCATCAAGCGAATGGCTCAGCAGATATCTGGCAATTGGCTGATTCGCAGCGACAACCCAGACAAAGCGCGCTACCCGGACGAGGAAGTCTCTCCGGCATCAATGCACGATGTACCTATCATCGGCAGAGTGATCTGGCGCGGCGGCGCACTCGGCTGAAATAGCCGCAAACCCTTCTATTCCGCACCATCCAGCCAATGTACGGGCCTAGGCATGTCCTAGGCCATGTCGAGCCCGGCTGATTCCTGATTCCTGATTCCTGATTCCTGATTCCTGATTCCTGATTCCTGATTCCCTCAATAGGGCCTCGGCAGAGCCTCGGGGCGGGGTTCGTTCGTCCATCACAAAAAAATTAGCTAATGCCTATTGCACAAGATTAGGCATTGGCTTATTGTTCACCCATCGACGCAGCACACCGCGTCAGGGCCTGAAAAGCCCACGCTCTTTAAAACTTCAGAACCCTCGCGGCGGAATCCCCAACCGGGCACAGCGCGAGTAACAAGTTTTCCGCCCCATGCCAGCTCTGGAACTGGCCGTGGCTCCACATGCAGCCACGCGAAGTTGCGCAACCGCCTCCCTGGAATACGCCAGTAGCTGACCAGGGCCTGAGACGACTCGGCATAGCGCGCAACGGAGAACGGAACATTCACTTCACGGAAGACAACTCCTGCCTAGCGCCTGCCGGGAATCGGTAGCAGGCATTCATTCCATCGCCCATCCGGGCAACCGAGGTACCCACCATGAAGCACTACGGACCCACAGGGCGCCGCGAACAGCCGTGCCCGGATGATCAGTTACGCGAAGCACTGGAGCCGTTCGCCCGCGAGGCAGCGATGTGGAACGGCAAGGTCAAGGATGACCGCGAAATAATCACCGTGAGCAGCATCGATGACTTCGACTGCCAGCAAGAACGATACATCACGGTCGGCGATCTGCGCCGGCTTGCCCGCATTCACGCAGAGCTGGTGAGCCAGCAACGGAGCGCAGCATGAACAACGACATCCGCAACGCACTGCTGGACCTGTTCAGCGCGTGCCTGGAAGTGAACGGCGCAGGCCGGTACCACGCGCACATGGATTTCTCCGCGCACACCGACAGCGTGACCGTCTACGTGCTGCCGGCGAGTACCAATTACCAAGACACCAGCGCGCGCACATACCTGCTCGACAAGGACATCTACGTCAGCCGCCACCTCGGCGGAACTGACGAGCAGATCGTAGCGAACCTGAAAGCCCTATCCGATCGGGTCAGCGAGTTCCTGCTACCAGCACAGGAGGAGGCGGCATGAGCAATGAACTGAAGCGGTGGAAGCGCAGCCAGCTGGAGTACATGCACCCCGAGCATGAGGTTGTCGACGCGAAATCCTACGACGCCCTTCTCGCTGAGCGGGATGCCCTCGCCATTCGCATCTACAACAGCGGCTACATGGCTGGCCATCACGACACCGTAGAAGGCCAGTTCACTGATATTCATCGCTCAGACATGGCCACCTACCACGCCGAAGAGGTTTCCGAACTGATCGCCGCCCTGCAAGGATCCCAGCCATGACCGCCTACGTACTCAAGGAGCTGGCCGGCGCCCTAGGCATCACCGTAGCCGGATCGCTTATCGGAACTCTCGCCTACGTGGCGCTATTGGGGGGTGTGTGATGGCGTCGAGTTATCAAAAAGCCAGGCGCCTAGCGTTCTGGAAATTCTACGGCTACGGCCTGGCAGTGTTCTCGCTGCTGGCTGTGATTAGCGGACTGGCAGGGAAGGTGACGGGATGACAAAGCACACACCGGGGCCTTGGAGCCTTGGAACCCCAAACGCTAAGGAATACGGAGAAGTTGGGGTTCATGGGCCGGGCGAATACGGCTTCATCATCTGCGATCTGCAGGCATATGGCTACGACGAGAAAACCCAAAAGGCTAACGCCAGCTTGATCTGTGCTGCGCCTGATTTGCTGAAGGCCTGCGAGGAAGCGCTTGGCAATCTTGTTGATGAAGACGGCGGGTACTTCTCTGGCGATGAGTCGCTAGTGAAGCAGCTTCGAGCCGCCATCGCCAAAGCGCGAGGTGAAGCATGAACCGCACCCTCCCCCTCCCCTACGACACCGGCCCGCACGACGACACCCCATCAGGCCACAGCTTCGCAGCGGCGTGGTGGACCCTTACCGGGTTCGGCGTGCTGGCTGGCGTGCTGCTGATCGGCCTGGCTGGCGAGGCGGCGATCTACAAACTTTTCGGAGGTTGAGCATGAACGCTCCAGTCGAGGCGATCACGCCAGGCTACTACCGCGACCTCAGCAACGAGGCCTACCACGGCGGGCCAGGCGTTTCGAAGTCGCAGCTTGACCTGATCCACAAGAGCCCGGCGCTGTACCAGTGGAGCAAGGCCGCTCCAGAGGACGAGGAGAAGAAGTCGGCGCTAAACATCGGCGACGCAGTGCACGCCATCCTGCTTGAGCCGCACAGGTTCGCTGAGCAGTACGCCATCGGGCCGGCCGACGCGCCGCGCAACACCAAGGCCGGCAAAGAAAAATGGGAGGAGTTCGAGGCCGGGCTGAATGGCCAGACTGTCCTCACCGCCGACGAAGGCCGGAAGGTGATGCTGATCCGCGAGAGCGTGATGGCCCATCCGCACGCACGCTGGCTGATTGAGGCCGAGGGCGATGCAGAGGCCAGCATTTACTGGAAAGAGCAGACGACGGGTCTCCTGGCTCGCTGCCGACCTGACAAGACAATCACCTCGCTCGGCTGGATCGCCGACGTGAAGACGACTGGCGACATGGAGAAGTTCGCCCGCTCCGTCTACGAGTACCGCTATCACGTCCAGGACCCGTTCTACTGCGACGGCTACGCAGCGCACTTTGGCGAGCAGCCGGCCGCGTTCGTGTTCCTGGTCGTCAGCACAAGCATCGAGTGCGGGAAGTATCCGGTGCGCCTTTTCACACTCGACCACGAAGCCAAGTCGATCGGTCGAGACACCTACATCGAGGACATGGCCACCTACGCCGACTGCATACGCACCGGTGAATGGTCTGGCGTGGAAACCCTCTCGCTGCCCTACTGGGCCAAGGATCGAAGATGAGCACTGAGAACGTCGCACCCTTCTCGCAGAAGGACATGCAGCAAGCCACCGGCCAGCAGGTCAAGCCGCGTAGTCCCGCAGACAGCCTGGCGGCGATGTTGGCCAGCCCGCGCATGAAGGATCAGTTTCAGAAGGCGCTACCCAAGCACATGACCGCTGAGCGCATGGTGCGGATCATCACCACAGAGATTCGGAAGACGCCTGCTCTAGTCCAGTGCGACCAGCAGAGCTTCCTCGGATCGGTCATCCAGTGCGCGCAGCTGGGCCTGGAGCCTGGCAACTCTCTCGGACATGCATACCTGCTGCCATACGGGAAACAGGTGCAGTTGATCATCGGCTATCGCGGAATGATCGATCTTGCCCGGCGCTCTGGGCAGATCATCAGCCTGTCAGCGCGATCGGTTCGGGAAAACGACGATTTCGACTATCAGCTTGGCCTGCACGAAGACCTGACGCACAAGCCTTTCGAAGGCGAGCCGGCCGGCGAGATCACCCACGTCTATGCGGTTGCCAGACTGCAGGGCGGCGGCGTCCAGTTCGAGGTAATGAGCAAGGCCCAAGTCGAGGCAGTCCGCGCACAAAGCAAGGCCGGAAAGTCTGGCCCATGGGTCAGCCACTGGGAGGAAATGGCGAAGAAGACGGTCATCCGCCGACTCTTCAAGTACCTGCCGGTGTCGGTCGAGATTCAGCGCGCAGTCACCCTGGACGAGGCCGCAGAGGCCGGACTGCCACAGGGTAACGAGTACGTGTTCGATGGAGATTTTGAAGTGGTTAATGACGCAAGCGGAGAGCAGCAATAATGGCAAAACACAAATACGACGTGGTAGCCACGGTCGGAAAGTACGAGAAGAACGGCGAGACCAAGTACATCAGCCGGAAAGTCGGCGCGGTCATCCAGACCGACAAGGGCTTCCGCATGAAGATGGACGCCTTCTTCAATCCGGCCGGCTGCAAGGTCGACGAAGACGGCTCAATCTGGCTTGCCCTTTTTGAGCCGCGCGACGATCAGCAGCAAGGGCAGCCGCAGGAACAGCGCCAACAGCCGCAGCGGAGCCAGCAGGCCGCGCCGCCGGATGATTTTGATTCCGAAATTCCGTTCCGCCCACTGCAATACCTCGCCGGGGCATAAGCCCTTCAGGAGCGCCGCATGAAGCACTGTAAGAAGTGCGGCGCTCAGAAAGCGGATCACGAATTTTACGCCCGACGCTCAGACTGCAAAGACTGCGCGAAGGCAGCCGTGCGAGCAAACTACGCACGGAACCGTGAGCATTACCGTGAGTACGAGCGCAGCCGAAATAGCCTGCCACACCGCGTTGAGGCACGAGCCAACTACGCACAAACGGAAGAAGGCCGCCAGCGTAGCAACGCCGCAAAGCGCGCCTACATAAAACGCAACCCAGAGAAGCGCGCTGCGCACATCGCCTTAGATAACGCAATCCGATCCGGAAAAGTCTGGAAGTCGCCGTGCTGCATGGCGCCAGGCTGCTTCAGCCAAGATCGCCTGCACGCGCACCACTCTGACTACGACAAGCCGCTGTCTGTCGTATGGCTCTGCAACTCCTGCCACAAGGAGCTGCACTGGAACTTCACCCACAAGCTGCGCGCTGCCGCGTAACGCCCCGCGCGCCCTCCTCCCAGGTACATCCCAATGCAAGAGTTCAAGTACGACCGCGTGCACACACCGGCCGCGCACGAGGCTGCGCGCCTGGAAATCGCAAGGAAGACGGCAGCGTTTGAAGCTGCCAAGGGACCAGTGGAAACCCAGCCGATCCGCGTAGAGGAAAAACTCATTCCCTACCGCATCACCTGCCCGGAGAAGAAGCAAGCGGCGCGAGCAAAGGCCGTGGCGACCAGAAAGGCGCGATCGGTGGCGGCATGAGCAGGACATTGAAAGGCCGGCTTGTCCGGCGCGAGATCAACGGCATCAGCGAAAAGCTCTGCGGCGGCTGCAATGAGTGGAAGCCGCTGGACGATGAGCACTTCCAGTTCATCAAGACGACTGGCGTCTGGCAGTGCTACTGCCGGCCGTGCCTTTACGCAAAGGCTGTAGCGCGGGCACAGGCTCGAAGGAAGGCAGCATGAGCCAGAACTGGAGAGCAAGAGTCGCCGCCGAGTTCGGCCAGCCGCTGAACAGCCTGATTCAGGGATTCAAGGATGCAGGGCACAGCGTCAACTCAACCGCGCAGATCATCGGCATCAGCCCCCACACGCTTCGCCGCCACTGCGAGCGCGTAGGGATTGAATTCGAGCGAGGCGTGCAGCGCCCTGACAGGCTGCCGAAGCCCGCCATGGTCATCCAACCAAACATGCGAATGCTTACCTTCGATGGGCAGACGCTTCACCTGCGGGAATGGGAGCGACGCACCGGAATCAACCACACCACGATCATTCACCGGCTCGACAAGATGGGGTGGAGCGTAGATCGCGCCCTGACTCAGCCGGTCGGCCTGATCAAGCCAAAAGGCGGCCGCGATCACTGGAAGCGCAAAGCCGCATAACCCAACCACTTTGCCACCGGCTGCAATCGCGGCCAGGGCGGCGTATTGCCTGGAGGTAGGCATGAGCTATCAGGAATTTGTATCGCGCAAGCTGGAAACGCTCGCGCCATCTGGCCTCGCCGAGCCGTTCACCCTGCCGGATTCGCTGTTCGATATGCAGCGCGATCTGGTTGCTTGGGCATTGCGACGTGGCCGTTCTGCGATCTTTGCAGACACCGGGCTTGGCAAGAGCCGCATGCAGGTTGCTTGGGCTGACGAAGTAGCGCGCCGCACGGGCGGCGATGTGATGATCCTTGCGCCGCTCGCGGTTGCCGCGCAGACAGTCGCCGAGGGCAAGAGCATTGGAGTGCATATCACGCACTGCCGCGAGCCGGAGGACGTTCGCCCCGGCATCAACATCGTCAACTATGACCGCATCCACAAGTTTGACTGCTCGCGCTTTGTCGGGGTCGTGCTCGACGAATCGTCGGTCATCAAGCATCACACCGCTAAGACGTTCGATCAGCTCGTGCAGGCGTTCGGCAGCACGCCGTATCGGCTTTGCGCGACAGCAACGCCGGCACCGAATGACTGGACCGAGCTAGGAACGCACGCTGAGTTTCTTGGCGTCTGCACCCGCTCGGAAATGCTCGCCGAGTTCTTCGTCCACGATGGCGGCGAGACGCAGACATGGCGCCTCAAAGGCCATGCACGGCACATGTTCTGGCGCTGGGTAAGCCAGTGGGGCGCATGTGTCCGCAAGCCATCTGATCTTGGCTACGACGACAGCGCCTATCGCCTGCCGCCGCTGCACGAAACTGAGCATCTGGTGGAGGTGGATGACGGCAACCTGATCGAGGACGGCATGCTGTTCGCGCTTGAGGCGAGCAGCCTAATGGAGCGCCGCGCGGCCAGAAAGGAAAGCATGGAAGCCCGCGTGCAGGCTTGCGCTGACCTTATAAACGCAGACGACGAGTTCTGGATAGTTTGGGGTGAGTACAACGCCGAGACGGAAATGCTTGTGAAGATGATCCCAGGCTCGGTCGAGATTGCTGGATCGCATACGGCGGACCAGAAAGAGCAGCGCCTCGCCGACTTCGCAGCCGGGAAGATAAGGGTTCTCGTCAGTAAGCCGTCTATCTGCGGATGGGGGCTCAACTGGCAGCACTGCGCCCGCATGGCCTTCGTCGGGGTGTCCGATTCCTTTGAGGCCTACTACCAGGCCGTCCGACGCTGCTATCGCTTCGGCCAAAAGCGCGAAGTACAGGTTCATCTGTTCAGCAGCCAGCTAGAAGGCGCCGTGCTGGCCAACCTGCGCCGCAAGCAATACGACGCTATCGCAATGGGCGAAGCGCTCGCCACCGAAACGGCCGAGGCCGTCCGCGCCGCCATCTGCGGAACAAAACGACAAACCAATGACTATAAAGCCGCGCGCAAGGTGAAGGCGCCCGCGTGGCTCAGGAGTGAAGCCGCATGAACTGCATCAGCCAAGTTGACCGTCCAGACAGCACGCTTTTCAACGGAGATTGCGTCGAGGTAATCGCCGGCCTGCCGGAGAACAGCGTGGACTATTCGATTTTTAGCCCGCCGTTCTCCAGCCTGTACACGTACAGCAACAGCCCCCGCGACATGGGAAACAGCCGCACGGACGCGGAGTTCTTCGAGCACTTCGATCATCTGGTCATGGAGCTTGCCCGAGTCATCAAGCCCGGCCACAACGTCAGCTTCCACTGTATGCAGCTGCCGACCAGCAAGGAGCGCGACGGATATATCGGCTTGAAAGACTTCCGCGGCGACCTGATCAAGGCATTCCAAAAGCACGGCTTCATCTATGCCAGCGAGGTCTGCATCTGGAAAGATCCCGTGACCGCAATGCAGCGAACCAAGGCGCTAGGCCTGCTGCACAAAACCATCCGCAGCAACGCCACCATGAGCCGGCAAGGGATCGCCGACTACCTCGTGACCATGCGCAAGCCAGGCGAGGTGATGGACAAGGTGGCCCACGACGATCTGCCAGTTGACGAGTGGCAGCGCCTAGCCAGCCCGGTATGGATGGATATCAACCCGAACGACACGCTCCAGTTCCGCAGCGCCCGCGAGCACGACGACGAACGCCACATCTGCCCGCTCCAGCTTGAAGTCATTCGACGCGGCATTCGCCTTTGGACAAAGGCCGGCGACGTAGTGCTGACCCCCTTCCTCGGAATCGGCAGCGAAGCGTTCTGCGCCGTAGAGATGGGCCGGAAGGCAATCGGTGTAGAGCTGAAAAAGAGCTACTTCGATCAGGCCGTAAAGAACATCGACAGCCTGGCGGCGCAGCACGATCTGTTCGCCATCGCATGAACGCACGGACGGCAAGCGGATCGGCCAATGCGCCTGTTTCCGCTGCCGCCCACCGGAGGCCCCATGCGAGAGAAAACCCAAATCTGGCTGCACAAGCCGACCAACACCCGCCACTACATCGCCGGAAGTAACGGTGCTGCGTTCCTGATGCAGGCGCTGAGCCGTAACCCGCGCTACGCCACCGAGGCGGAACTGAATAACGCTGCCATATGGGAGAAACGCCCATGAAAAGAGACAGGATCAGTCACGAAAGGCTGCTGGAAGTTCTTGATTACGATCCGGACACGGGCATTTTCACTTGGAAGTACGGAGAGGAAAAACACCTGAAGGGTCTAGCGGGCAAGCGTGCCGGAACGTTCTACGGCGACTACGTAATCATAGGCGTAGACGGCTGCTACACGGGCGCCCACCGACTTGCATGGCTGTATATGACCGGCTCGTTCTCGAAAAAACAAATTGACCATATAAACGGAAACCCCAGCGACAACAGGTTCGCAAATCTTCGTGAGGCGACGCACGCAGAGAATGTAAGGAATACAAAAGTTCAACGGAACAATCGGTCCGGAATTCATGGGGTCGGCATGAATAAAGGCAGATGGCGCGCACGAGTAATGGTTAACGGGAAGACGCACGCGAAGTTTTTCAAGACAAAAGACGAGGCAGTTGCGTCGGTTATTGAGATGAGAAAACAACTGCACGGCGAATTCGCAAGAATTCCGGAAGAACTGATCAATGCTACTGAAGGGAGTCGAGTATGACCAAGCATGACTTGAAGGAACTGGCAGCCATTGGCGCTGAGCTGGGGGCTTCGAAGGAGGAGATTGAGGCTTTGCGCGAGCAGGTCAAGGTTCTGCAATCCGACGCGAACAGCTGGCAGTCGGGCTATGACAAGGGCAGGAATGACGGCGGCAAGCATCGGAAGAGTGAGGTTGAGCAGTTGCGCCAGCACAAGAACGAGTACATGGATGCCGCAGAGGTTACGCGGAAAGCATTGCTCGCTGAGATCGAAAGCTTGCGAAACGGCCTCAAAAATGCCCGATACCGCATAGAGCAAGGTCGCGTATGGAATGGCATGGGCTGGACGCTTACCGGCCTTCACGCGCATCAGCAGCAGAAAGCACTGGATGAAATCGAAGCCGCGCTATCCCAGCAGCCCGAGCCAGCAGAGTGCCCCGTGTGCTGTTCAGACGAACCCCATACCGGAACCTGCGGAAGCAGCGACCCCCGCGCACTCTGCAATCGTGCTAAGGCCGAGCCAGCCCCGGCGCAGGATGAGCCGGTATATCAGTTGCGAAACACGGCCGTAGGCAATGTTTGGCGAGACGCCGACAAGGACGCCTACGACAGCGCTGCCAAATTGGTCGAGTACGAGCGCCGAGCACTGTATCGCCGCCCCGCGCAGACCGAGCAGCAGCCTATTGGCTACGCCTGTCAGGCCGATCTTGAATGGGAAGACGAGCCTATACGTATTTGTCGTGAGCGGTTCAGAGACTGGCAATTACCAGTCTACGCCGCCCCCATCGCGCAGACCGCCCTGCAGCCGGAGCAGAGCAAGCCGGCGAACAAGCTGCGCGCCCTGGCTGAGATTTGGGACCAAAACGCTGATGAAGCCGACGAGTTTGGTAACGCTCAGGCTGCGGAAGCGCTACGGCTCGCGGCGTTTGAACTCCGCGCCACCCTGTCCGCCCCGCAAGGCAAGTTCCGCATGGGCGACCTCGTGAAGAAGTCCACCGGCAGCGAGTGGGAAGGCCGCGTGGTTGGCTGGTACTCGACCGAACAGACGCCAGAGGGCTACGCAGTCGAGAGCAGCGCCCATCGCAACAGCGTGCAGATTTACCCGGCTAAGGCGCTGGAACTGGTGCCCATGGCTGCGAAGGAGGAGTCACTATGAGTGGACGATACCTGTACTGCCAGAACACATCTTGCGGTGTGTATTTGGGATGCAGCGGTGGTAACTCCTGCCCGATATGCGGGTGGTCAGCTGGCCGAGATATGAGTGAGGACGAAGAAGCATGAATAAGGTATTGGTTGATCGGGAGCTGCTGGAACAGATCGTCAACACTAACATGGCTGACTACGCGGTCATCGCCTACCAGCATAAGGAGATACGCTCCATCCTCGCCCAACCCGCAGAGACGGAATGGGTAAGCACTGCGCGCCTGATGAACACACTGGCTGAACTGGCCCGACGCGCACCGCTTCGCACGCTGCACACGATCTGCGAAACACAGCGCCAAGTCAGCACGGTAAAGCTGGAGCGATACCTAGAACCTGTCGGCGACACCCTTGCCGGCTATGCCTTCACCCTGCGGATTGACTTCGACAAGCTCAGCGCCGCCCTGTCAGCCGTGACCGCCGAGCGGGATAGGCTGCGGGATGCGGCAGGAAAGGCCATTGCTTGGCTGGACGCAGAGCAAAACGGGTCCGGGGTCGGTATCAATCGCAGACTCAAGATGTGCCGTGACGCAGAAAACTCGCTGCGCGCCGCCATGGCTGCGAAGGAGGCGTGAATGGAAATGCGCATACTGCACGTCTACGCGCCGAAGGGCGAATACATCGGGCAAGTCAGGCGTCGCGGGCACCGGCTATGGGAAACGGTCGGCAAGCCTTCCAAGACCGCAGAGGCAGCGATGATCAAGGCATTGAAGGGGATGACGCCGGAGCACAAGCGCGCTCGCGTGCTGTTATGTACAGAGTGGCATGATCCTCATGTATTGATGGAGCTGACCCGCTGACACCCTGACCCCAGTCAGGTACTCACCCCTAACCCCACCCAAACACACAGCCTGCCGGCGAGAGTCGGCGGGCGAGGAGACGTGCGCCATGGCTATGGCCGATTACTACCTTTGCGACAAGTGCGGCGGGAAGTGCTTCTACGACGCCAACCTGAACTACGAATACCCGGACAAGGACGGAAACGACTCATGGGGCAATCCGATAAAGGATGAGTTGGTCAAGGGAGCCGGCTACAAACTCGACTATCTGGGCGACATGGCGGCCCTTTGCCGGGAGTGCGCCGAGACGCATGAAGTCGTCGTTCGACCACGGCAGCCAGCCGCCTAACCCCACACGCAGCAGGAGATAGACATGCACACAGACAAGGCGATAGCAGAGTTCGAGGCGTGGTGGGACAGGCAGCCGTTCCGCGAGCAGTTCAAGAACGTGAAGGACCAGATGCGCAATGTGTGGCTGGCGTCGCGGAGGGAGATGGTCGTGCAGATGCCGCAACCGATGAAGGCGCCGCCATACGCGAGCTATGAGGGCGGCTGGAACGACATGCGCGGCGAGGCGATCGACGCCATCGAAGCAGCCGGCGTAACGGTGAGGGGGTGAGAGATGGCACGATATCAGACCATCAAGAAGTTTTCAGAAGCAACCGGCTACACTGAGCACGCAATCCGGTCCAAGCTCTCGAAAGGAGTCTGGCCCCTGGGCGAAGTCTGGATCAAGGCGCCAGACGGGCATGTGCTGATCAGCGTGGAAGGGTACGAAGCATGGGTGGAAAGCGGAATGGAGTCCGGCGCGCGTCGGCGTCCAGCATTGAAATCAGTTTCATGTATGAGGGGGCGCAGTGCCGCGAGCGTCTCCCACTTGAGCCCACCCCCGCTAATCTAAAGCGCGCCGAGAAGCACAAGGCAGCAATCGAGCTTGCCATCTACAACGGCACCTTCGACTACGC